GGGGATAGTTTCATACTCCCCTGTTACATTCTCTAGATAAATGACACCACGACGGGAGGGGGCACCGTCGAAAGTGTCAGCCAGAATAGAGGTCTGAGCCCCAGCGGTAATCTCGCCAGCAGCTTCGCCGGTATGGATGGCGTGCCCTGCAATGAAGGTAATCTCAACCTGAGCGTTAACCCCTCTCAGGGGAGGCGATGACACACCGTAGGCGCGGCTTACTCTCGGGGGAACATGTGCTACGTCAACAGAGTATTGATCAGCGGCCAACGTTTGCTGGTCTCCAGCTGAATCGAGGTAGGTAATCGAAGTAACAGAGATTGCCGGTTGAGCTACTAGCTTAATATCACCACTGGGCCAACCGTCGAGCTTTTGAACATAAGTACGAGGTACAAAGTCTTTGCCTACCATGGTCTCGGCTGCATCAGTAGCAGCAATAATCATTCCTTGAATCATCATATCAAGAGAATCATCACCCTGACGCAAATTGCGTTTAACCTCAGATATGGTCACTGGGTAAAAGAGTGGTTCAACTGTTACGTTATAACCTGAAAATGTAGGACGATAACTACCTTTGCGAATATTGCCTTCGTCATTTGGATAAGCTCTCATTAGGGTGCCTCGCTTGGGGTGATATTTAGTTGCTCAGTCTTGAGCTTGAGATAAATCTTCTGATGCCATTCCCAATAGGTCCAATCGTTGTCCTTTCCCATTCCCATAGAAGGTAGAGTTGCGAACCGCTTACAGATATTAGTATAGCAACCGAGTGGATGCATAGATACGATCAATCCAAATACTTTAGCTGATTCAATGGCGGCAATAATGCCAGCGGCCTGATATCTGTGTTCGTCGTCGCTTAGTAGAACCCCAGATAGGCGGATAGCGTCATACCCTTCATAGATAGCTAACCATATCATAGTTGAGATGCTGCAAGATAAAGAGGACCGGGAACCGGCGAAATCTACTAAACGTTCTGTGTCTATAACACGACAACGGTCTATGCCGTTAATCATTTCGATAGCAATTACGTCGGCCCCGGTCTGATTGTAGTGAGCTTTCCAGTCGCCAGAGAAGCGCTTGGAGTCAGCGATATTTACATAAGGAGCATTATGGAGATTGAATATACGGTCTGGCTGGATGCTACTGAACTGATACCAGTCGTTGAGCACCCATTGATCACCTGGGAGGACGTCATCGTCAGGATGAAACAAACCGTATATTGCAACCTCTTTCATAATTTCCTCTAGGTAGTGATGTAGTCGGCAGACATGCCGCTATAGTTGAACTTACTATTACTCAGGATGTAGTTAACAACGCACTCGTCGGTACCAGTAGCAGCTGCAAGGCTGACTGATACATAACGAAGGTCTTCGTCGTTTTCTTCACCGGCCTGAGCAATTTCTTCGGCAAGCAATTCCATGAAGGCATAATCACCCACGGCGTTAGGCTGACCGAGGGTAGCAAATGTCTTGGTCTTGATGGTAACATCCGTGCCACTACCATCTGATTCGGAGTTACCCAAAATCAGCATAGTAAGGTCAGACACACCAATTGTACGCACTACTTGGAACAGGGCTTCCCGGAAATCACGCATGTCAACCCATGCAACATCCGTAGCGGTCGTTGCATCAGGATCGAAGTCATACGAGGTGACCTTGAGCGTTGTACTTAGCTTTTTGACTGTTAGAGAAGTAGCCATTTTATTTTATCTCCTATGCTCTTGTAGCGAGTAGAACGAACGGACTCAAGGTAACTGCACTCTGCTTAGGAGTCAGAGCGGAACGCCACCAAGGTTGACCATCATTGTATACACCGAAACGATAAGCACTCTCATGCTCAGCGAAACGAACGTGGATCGAACTTTCGAAGGAAGTACCACCGGACTGACCTTCAAGATATTCCTGCCAGTTGAACAGGCCAATATCGCCGAGGGTACCAAGGGTACTCATATTCTCGTCCCAAACGACAGGACGGCCTAACAGCGTGTCAGGGATATCCGAGCCATTACCAGGAACAAAGATGAACTGATCCGAGTTCGTACCAGCGATATGCATACCAGCGACTTGAGTGTAACAGTCAATGTTAAGCATCCAAGTACACTGCGAGTAGTTATATGCACGGGCGCGCATTTTCAATACGTTAGCAGCTGTAATGGTTTTTGCAGGTTGGCTAGTAGTTTTAGCAACTGTGATCGTAGCAGCCGCATTGAATACACCAACATACTGACCAGCGCCAGTACCACGAAGGCGTTCGTTGTTTAGACGGCTAATCCATTCCGTACTGAAGCCACTTTCGATAATGGCTACAATAGACTCAGGAGAGAAGCGGAGCTGCTCTTCTGTAGCATATGCCATACCGGACAGGGCGTTAGTATCAAGCTTGACCTGTTCGAACTGGGTCTTTGTGGCGTTTACAGCGTTAGCTTCAGCGCGACGGTAGACTTGGAAACCACCAGTTACGGAACTGGCATGATCCTTATCAACACGAGCGTTAAACGTCAGGGTCTTGGCAGTACCCATGGGGATTTGACGGGTACGAATACCTGTATCCTGCTGGATAGCGAACGGATCAAGCTTCAGTACACCACCGACCATAATTTCAGGAACCAAGAAACCAGCGGAAGGATTGTCGAAAACAGCATGCTCATCAGAGCCAATAGTGTTCATCGTGCGCTTCAGGTTCTCTGGAATCTGTTTGGTGTTATAAGCAGTGCGAACGTCTACAAAGAAGTCAGCACGGCTTGAATAGCCAAACATAGGATCTTTATCTGCATTATCGGAAACGACAATGTTACTAATGCGGACTTCCATGGCATCCAGCGTTTCCTGGAGCTTGTTCTGGTACTTCAACTCTTTAGCCTTACGCTCAACTTCGGCGGCGGCACGGGTGGCGTTTTGGGTTTTTGTTCGCTCGTCAAATCGAGCCAATACCTCATCCACGTTCACCGTCTGAACGACAGCGGGAACCGGAGGAATCTCATTATAGGTCTTGATGTCTTTACTCTTCATCTTCAGATCTCCATGTTGTCAATAAATTTGCAAACTTGGTCAGTAACATCTACACAAGCATCGCGCTTGTTTTCGGAGACGGCCGCTTTGGCCTGTTTCCGTGACGATCCTTCATCGCGAAGGATTCGCTCCTGTTGACGTTTGTTGGCTGCACTTGCAATGTGTTTATGGTGGCCCGAACATCCAGAGAGGTTGTCCAGACTAAAGGCGCAAGCGGCTGCTTGCAAGTCATCTTGGATCTCAGTAGCAAACCCATTTTCTAGGGCTTGATCAGCTGACATCCAGGTTTCAGCATCCATCATTCCTTGTACTTCTTCACGAGAAACAGCGATACCGTTAGTAAGGTAAATGTTGATAATCTTTTCTTCGTCACGTTGTAGGCGTTCGGCGGTTTCGATAAAGTCCTTTGCAGTGCCGAAGATACCGGCATGAGCGTTATGAATCATGATCTCAGCGTAAGGGCCTACAATACGTTCATCACCGGCCATGAACGGCATGACAGCGGCCGAGGCACAGATAGAGTTAACTATAGTGGTGACCTTGGCTGGGTGAGACTTGAGAGCATTATACATATCAATTGCTTCCCAGATACCACCGCCGGGGGACGAGATGTTGACAATGATATGGTTTACTGACTCAGGCAGGGCCTTAATCTGGGTGATTAACTGTTTAGCCGTAGTACCGTCCCAGTCGTCACCAATGAGATTCCAGATATCCAGCTCAGCTGTTTTCTTGTCCTTAGAGACGTTTAACGATGCAAATGTCCCTTTCTTTAGTGCAGGCGTAGCAGCAATATTATTCATCGTCGTCAACCTCTTCTTCTTCTTCTTCAATTTCTTCGTCCTTTAGCTTCTCGTCTTTCTCTTTATCCTTGTCCTCGGTGTCGGGCTGGGGCGGGGTGGAGTTAGGATCAAAATAAACATCCCCTAGCTCGTCCTCACGACGGTTCATATTCTCCCCAGCTCTGATCTGGTTGGGGTTTATAGCTCCGACATGATAAAGTGTATTCCAGCGTTCGGCGCGGACAAGGGCTTCTGTCTTAAGTAGTTCCTCTGTATCGAACACGGCTTCCTGTTTACCCCAGCGAACGGGAGCAATCATACTTTTAAGAATAGAATCTACGATGCGTTCAATATAGGGAAGGCCTGAAAACTTCAAGTATTCAAGCATTTGCTGCTCAGTAGTACTCCAACCTTTAGCCCGTTTAGTGTCGCTGATAAGATGAGTAGGGACACCGAAGATACCGCAGATTTCTTCTTTAGTATACTGCCTGGTTTCGAGATACTGAGAGTCAGCGTTTGACATTGAGATAGGGGAAAACGAAGTGCCTTGTTCCAAGATTGCTACCTTGCCACGATTACCGCCGCCGTAGTTTTCATCCCAGGACTCTTTCATGTTCTTATACCCATCACCCTTGAGCAATAGTGGAGTACTTAAAACCCCACTTGGCATGGTATTATTCTTGAATAGCGTCGCGCCGTGTTCCCGCATCTCCTTAGCAAATCCGATAGTCTCGTAATTGTAAGCAATCGGGCTGATAGGATTCACACCGTTCAATGATGCGTATTCACAGTACCAAGAGTCCTTCCAAGCCAGAGTAAAGCGATTAGTCCTACCACGAGCAACGTCAATGCATAGCGCAGTCTTAAAATAAAGTTCTCCGGTGCTATTGATAAAGAACTCAGTATAATCAGGGTGGCACGGCTCAAGGCCTATAATCTCACCAGTAAGAGAACGGGTTTGTTTTTTACATAAGAAAAAGCCTCGCAGTAACAGCGAGACAAGGATGAATTTTTTAAAGGCGAATGGTGTCATTCGAACATTGGGAGAGTATAACAGAACCTTGTATAAGGTATCACGTAAAGCGCGTTGATGGTCTCCGTCTTTCTCTATGTTCATAAGGAGCAGGGGAAGCATAGCCAGCGTATCACTTAACAGCCGGATACACGAAAAGACAGTGGACTCACGCATCGCTTGCTCTGGCGTCATAACCTGCCCCGAGGATGTCGATGTACCACCATGCGCCATGCCCCAATACCTGTCGTCTTGTGGGTCTGACACTTGATTAAAGGCTCTAGAAAGGATATTTCGGAAGATGTTCATAGGGTTTCCTGTGCTTGAATTTTACTCAATCTACATGTTAAGGATTAGATTGCAACGCATTGATCTGTAACCATTACTACATATAGTAATTTCAGGCTAAGTCTCCGTTGTCTTCCTGATTGAGCCACATTGAGGGCATTTGCGATGTCGAACTACCATGTTATCTAGAGGGAAAGTGTTCTCAACACGTAACTTAACTACTTTATTCCGCTTCTCTTTACATTCATTACATATCATTCCATGAGTATTCATACTGAGTCTATCCTTTTCTTGTTATATATGGATGATTTACCATCCTCGTCGTACACTAAGTACAGGCCTATTGCCATAATCAAAGCAGCGATACCATCTATCTTTCTAGTAGAGTCGGGGCTTGCTTTAACCGGTCGTATATTCTCATTCTCATCCGTTTTGACGTAAACATTCGCCGCCATCCAATCCAATACAGGATTCCAGTGCTTTAGCGTGTGTTCCGCTACCATTGCCTCGAACTCTTTGGAAGGTTCGTTGTACGATCTCATCCCTTGCCGGAATTCGACAATCTCGAACCCCTCATTCTCCAGGCTGTTAGAAAGCTGATTAGCATTCCATGGATCGTATGCTATTTCGATAATCTCATACGTATCGTTAGCCTTAATTAAGTCTGTTAGGAGCACGTCGTAATCAAGACGCTTCTCTCCGGCGATCCGCAATAGCCCTGACTCGGCCCACGCGGTATATTTACCTATATTCTGTTTGGCTCCCCACTTAATAGCGCGGCGCGGAAGATACGGTACTAACTTACAATAATTTAGCTCAGGAAAGAAGTAGACGATAGCCCCAACGTCAACCTTAGATGTCAGGTCAATCCCAACAAAGCATTCCTTACCCTTTAGTTCTTCCTCTGGAATCTGCTTCTTCCCAGCTTCCCAGTCGGTCATTTCTAACCATGAATCAAGGTCCGATACCTGCTCATTTAAAGCGAGCTTCCTAAACGATATCTCCTTGCTCTTTAGTCTCTTCGCAAGAATAAAGGCCTCATCTAAATAGGCCTTATTAGGAGTTACTGGATAGGAGGGGTTTACCCTTGCCCAAACCTCTGGGTCTTGCCAGTCTTCCCCCTCTTTTATCTCGAACATGACCGGCATATAGGTAGCCATAAAAGTAACGTTATCGCGAATCTCTCTGGCTAGTTCCACCTCCTGATTGCATATCGTTTCCCCAGCGATTCCAGCTGTAGAAACAAACAGGACAAGGGGTTGCTGGCGGGCTCCCATACCAGTTGTGATAGCTTCGATGAGTACGTCGTTATGCTGGGTATGCAACTCATCTACTATGCCGAGTCCTGGAGATGTCGAATGCACTGATTCCCCGTCGGAAGATAGCACCCGTAGAATAGTCTCGTCTGATGTCCGCTTGGTTGTCTTCGAAGTCTTATTGTATACCACACGAGAATCAAGGTCTGGGTTCTGTTCGCACATCAACCGGGCCATATTGTACAACGTCGAAGCCTGGATCGAATTCTTAGCCCCCACATAAAGCTCATTGTCCGGCTCGTCATCACAGTGGAAAATATAATTAGCTATGGCCGCAACTAATTCGCTCTTGCCATTTTTCCTGGGGATGTAAAGGAAGGCGCGGCGAAAGCGACGTATCCCGGTATCCTTATTAATCCACCCAAAAAGGCATAAGACGAATTGTCGTTGCCAGGGGAACAGAATAAAAGGCTTACCTTTCCAAATACCTTTGGTAAAAGTAAGCTCTTCTTCAATAAACTCGACAGCATCCAGACCGGCACGGTGATCGTAGATATAATCTTCACCGGCCTGATCATATGGATTGAAGCCACCCAGTAAGTCGTACTCACATTGGGGTGGGGCCTTCTTCTTTTTTGGTATAGGCTTCAGTCTCAACGTCTTCCCCTTGGTTCATTCTTGCATGAATGACATCGTGGCAATCTCTGCACATACCCAATAAATTGTCCGGTCGATAAGCTAGCTCTGGGTGAGTAGTGACGGGGCGAATATGATGGGTTTCTTCCGTTGGAGCATCTTGGCACCATTGACACATCGGGTAATGAAGCTTGTACACCCTTGATAGGTCTTTCCATCTGCCAGTGCCCCTTATTCGTCTTGCGGTTTCATATTCTGGGGTAAACTTTTTATTTTTTTGCTCGTTAGACTTGAAAGTCTTCCGCTTATGTGATACACTAAACGTTTTTCTTGACATTTCAATCCCTTTTTCCGTAATTGCGCCCTATGCGATCGCCGCCGCCGCCCTGCTTACGTTCTAGATTCTTAATCTGCTGCCCTGATCTAGGAGTAAGCCCAAACTGGACTAGCATCTTATTGAGCTCCGATCTACGGTCCTTTAATAATGTGACTTGGGGGCGTTGCGCCATATTAACAGCTCCGCGATCAGACTTCCTTCTGAAGGTATAGCCATTTCTCTTAAGATACTTCTTTAATTGAACGACTTCGGAGTACAAACCGACCATTATTTCAAGCGAGAACGCGTCTTTATCCGTCAATACATTGGACAGCTCTTCTACCACCGAGTTCCAGAAGTTTCTAGAGGTAGCCTCCTTAGCTAGATAGGGTGGGATCTCCGCTGTGAAGTTAGGGGTTTCAGTCACTTTCTCAGGCGTTTTGGCGGCGCTTCGGCCTTTTCTACCAGATTCGGCTGTTCCACTCATACCTTAGTTTCTCCGTGATTTTTTGATGTAATCTATCTTTGCCAAATATCTCAGCAAGCTTTTCTTGGGCATAGCATGACTCATATTTCTCACTATAATACTCAGCAATCTGGCTGAATGTTAACCTTTCTTCCTGTTTCGCCATTTTTACCTTTCGTTCGTGACGAAAAGTCACGAGAACCATCAAGAGTAGAGCTAGGGATAATAAAACATGTATTGAATCAAAGATCATATCCACCCTCTGAACGTTTTCTATCACGTCTGCATACTTCGTCCCGTAAAACATCGAAAGGAACGTCATGAAGCAAGTATGCCACCTTCTCGATGATGTTACTAGCGGCTAAAGCTGAGCGTTCTAAGTAATCGAGCATTACCATACCGGGGCCTACCTGAGCGGCGGTATAGTCGCGACGAGAGATCACCGGAGCTTCGGTACAATGTTCCTTTTTAAGGACAGCCTCGATATGATCAATATTATCTGTTCGCCATGCGGCTTCTACTTGTCTGTTCATAACCAACCTCTTTCAATTAACAGGGTGTCAAGTTGCTTTTTATTAATGAAAAGTCGAGCACCGGCAACGTAGCCGTTTATCTTCTTCGTACGACATAGCCAGCTAATTCGGACACAATATCTCGCGCTAGTAGCTTTGTCTAAACCTAGAGCATCTACATAATCTACTGACTTCATAGTACAGGATTTAAGTGGCACTTTTTTTATAACAGGGTAGGCAAATGATTCATGTACCCCGGCATCGTAGGAGGGGATCGTTGAGAGGTCCTCCCCAGCTTCTATTCTATCAAGAATATCTCTCTGTTCATCATTACACCAGTCTAATAGCTGGCGGCGATATTCGTTATGGGACTGACGGAAGGCTTCTTCCTTCGCGGCATAGATACGGATTAAGGTTTCTGACATTAGTTAGTCCAAGCCCGGACGATATGCCCATCCGTTACGCACTTCCCAATATACCCAATCATCCCAGCACGATCATAGTCCATTTTCCAGTCATCTGAAGTGCGATAGGTGCAAGACGGCTCATCCCAGGACCATTGACAAAGGCATTCGCCATCGTTGTCCTGGATCTCGATCAGGTGAGGCTTCTTTTCAATCATCTTGATAGCACGTTCATGCATATCAGGTGGAGGGATAGGAGCTATTGAATCAAGCTCAGAAAGTATACCAACTGGGATACCAAAGAGATTAGGTAAGCATGCGGCCATCGCTTTTACACAGTCAGGAAGATCATCCGGGGAGTTTTCGACCATGTGACCCATCAGCTTAAAGTGATCGTCGGATAACGATTTCTTATCACCATACTTATAGATATACTCAGGATTCCTCGCTATATACTGTTTATGATACTCTGCTAGTAGGTCCGAAGGATTACGTTTAGTAGGTCCGAGGTTGACAGCAGAACTATCTACATTACATGCATCGAGAGAAACACGCGACTGCCTTCTTTTGCTAATAAAATAAGGCTGACCAGTTAGTCTTTCGCGATACATCTTTAGCTGAAAGTTGTCATCTCCACTCTGATTGCTATTCTTAGACTCAGTTTTCGTAGAGAAAATCTCATCGTCGTTTTCTTCTGGATTAGGGTCACTTACAAATGGGGATACGTAGGTCATGGTTAGTCCTCAGTTAAAATCTATATCCGAGAAGATCGTCAGACCTCTTGAATATTTCGTAGGTTAGAAAGGCATGGCGACGGGAATTGCTCTTAGTTATGTTCAGGTACCGAAGGTCGAGTTTCTCCATTAGTCTAACGATAACATCACTCATATAGATGATGTCTTCCCTGGGATTCGAGAGCCGAGTGGGATGATCAGAGGAGATCGGTATAGACACCCCCGGCTGAGACATAGCATCGGAGATTAGCTTTAAGCCAAGGGCAGTAGTTTTACCCGTGCAGCGCTCAGGGTCTGTATCTTGCATGCCGCAGAACGATTCTTGTAATCTGTTTTTCATATTGATCCTCGGTTAAAGGTTAAAAAGGATGCAACCTTTACTGTACTTTCGGTCACGCTTTAGCGCTCCTACTTGCATGATCAGATCCAGTTACATCCAGCTCGTTATCGCGTTAGCGATGTTTTGGTCGGACGGGACGGAGTCGAACCGCCTTCTTTCGCCCCTGGTGGACGAGTGTTCTTGGCTTTAGCCCGTTGAACTACCTTCCGATGTGTGATGATAAGTATAGGCAGAATCAAATCCTATTGCAAGGGCAGTCTACCAGATAACCCTAAAATATTTATTGGGGGTATCCCTCGGAAAAACGATCATATTTTTTGATCGTT